TCCGTACGCTTAGTTGGCATAGGCGGTACCAGCCATACCTGCCATGACTCTTAAGACGTTGTAGTTGATGGCATAGACACGTACCTTGGCAGTGGCAGTTCCAGCAACGGTGTTGGATGAAAGTACCATTTGTAAGGTGGCGTTATCGATACGTGAGAAGTTGCATTGGCCAGATGGTTGGTGTTCTTCTGGTTTAATTGCGAATGAGTACACGTTGATACCGGTGTCTGGGGCACGGGTGTGGTGTTGCCATGGTTGGACTTGGTCGAAGTAGGTTCCTTCACGTTCAGAGAAACGATCTTGGCCGTTTAATTGAAGCTTGACGGTAACGCAAGGATTTTCACCCCAGCAGTGCATGTCTAAAGCGGTTTCGGCTAAGACGAAGGCACCAGCATCAGATACAGTTGATCCGGTGGATTTTCCAGCAGTTTGGTTTGGTTGGAATGGAAGGTATGATGAAGCAGCCCAGTGTCCTCCAGTTCCAGCAATACCGGAAGTGGCGTCCATGGCACCAGGCATTTGGAATAATCCAGATGCGTTGATGAAGGCAGCGGTTCCTTCGATTTCAGCAGGTCCAGAGAATGCATGGATGGCGTTTGGAAGAGCATCGATGGCATCGGTGTAGTTGAATGGTTGGGCACCAAGGGCATAGAATAATGGGTTTCCTCCTTGGGTGGCTGAGCAGTAGTCAACGTTGGAATCTGGTTGGACAACCCAGATAAGTTCCTTGGTTGGGTGGTTGAAGTTAAGTTTGATTTTGTTGGAGGCAGAACCGACGGATTCATCACCGGTGAATTGAAGTTGTTCGATGAGGTATTCGTGTGGGTTTTGTGCCATTTTGCGGCGTTCATCGGTATCTAAGAAGATGTAGTCAATGTAAAGGGAAGCAGCAACAAGTGATTGTTGGTATGCGGTTTTGCATGAAACATCTGATCCGTCGGATGAGTTTAATGTGTTTACGGCCCATAAGCATTCACCTAATGGACGAATGTCAAGGTTGAATTTGACTTCGTGGTATTGTAAGGCGATAAGTGGTAATGCAAGTCCAGGGTTCTTGCAGAACCAGAATTGTAATGGGATGTATAAGGTGGTTTCAGGTAATGCGTTTCTTGGTGCGCATACTTGTCCTGGTCCACCGCTGGCGGTACATGGTCCATTGATGTTGGCGAAGGTTGGGTCGGTGATGTAGGTTAATTGGGTGGTGTGACCGATCATCTTGTAGTATCCACGTTTTTGTTCTTCGGTCATGGTGAGTTGGGTCCAGATGTGCATGAAATCACCATATTGACGGTCAATGCGTTGACCACCAATTTCGACTTCGACGGTGGAGATTAATTGTTCTCCAATGTAGTCTAACCAACGGGCATAGACTCCTGGGGTTCCAGATGCAGCCATGGTTTGGTTGATTTCAGGAAGGGTGACTTGTAAGTATGTGCGGTACATTAAATCACCGTTTCTTGAAACGATGGCAGTGACACGACGACCGAAGTCGGCTTGGCCTTGGAAGATTTGTTCAATGCTTTCCATGGCAAAGTTTGTGTGTCTGCGGAAACTGACTTTCCAGAAGGTGACGTCAGGAGAGCCGGTTAAGGCTTGGTCCTGAACACCGTAAGCTACGATTTGCATGAGTGCTCCAGCCATTTTGGGTTATTCGTCTAAAATTCAGATGAATATATACTTCCCGAAGCCGAAATTCCTAAACTTCTGACCTGGAGGCGACTTTCGAACAGTTTTTCGGGATTCCTCTCCATTGTCAGTTTTGAATCATAGTCCTTCGGGAATGAGTATTATTTTTGATAATGATTATCGAAAAGATCATAGAAAAAATCGCAAAAATGGATAGACGTGGAACCGATCGTTGCGTTTGATTTAGGAATCGACCAAGGTTTAGGAGGTTTAGGGCAATGAAATTCGCGTCAAAACCAACCAACATAAAATCTCTTGCTAATATAGATCATTTTAGTAAAACGTAAGCCGTCCATTTTTGTTGCGTTTGATTCCGGTTTTTATTTAAGTTTAGCGATTATAGTCACTTACTATATTTCAAAGTAATACAAGTAAAATACAAACATCACTTTAATATTACAGAAAATAATAATCATGAATTCGCGCGTAAATTCGCAATCAAATTTGCAAAATACTATTCAAAAAACATCTAATCCACAATTGTTCTTGGTCCATGACCATTTGCCATTGCCAATTCCACAGCCATTGTCTCACACAAAAAAAAAGAAAAAACAGGTATACATTCCGGAGCATACTTTTAAATCAGTGGATGAAAAGCACAAAGAGATGATGCAGAAATTCCGCGAAACCGAAGTGGAGTTATTACCACAATGGCAAAAAAGATGCGCGGAAATAAAACGCCTATTGCGCAATCGCCGCGGCCTAGAAGCAGATGATCTAACAGATGAATTAGACCAAATAAAGACGAAAATTGCGGACTGGGAACGACAAAAGTCCAAGTATATTTCCGACAATGCGCCCTTCATTTTTCAGTATTTCGAGAACAAAAAGGCAAGTTCCAATAAGATCACCGAAGAGCGTAACAATGCTGCTACTGATTTCTTTACAGCTGCTCGTAACCGTGACCGAAACGCCAAGAAAAACACCTTTTCGACATATCGCCATGACATACATACTTATTGGAAAAATGTGTGCAATGAAATACCTTCTGTGCAAGACTACATATTGGTCAGTGAGATATGTGAAAACTGTGGCATGGGAGAATATGTAATCAACGAAGAGGACGGTACCTATAACTGTCATAACTGTGGACATTTCATCATTCAATATGTAAACACTCTGAAACACTACAACAATGAAGCTCCCAATGAAGTATCTTATTCGGCCTATGACCGTTTCGTGCATTTCAAGGAAATCCTGTCGCAATTCCAGGCCAAAGAGACCACCAAGATCCCAGATGAAGTAGTACGTGATATATCCAACCGTATCCGCAAAGAACGCATATCGGACTTGTCCGAACTCGATTACGACAAAATGCGCGACATTCTGAAGACCCTGGGATACACGAAATATTTCGAACACATCCAACTCATCAATTCCATTCTCGGTATCGAACCACCTCAAATGGACAAGGAGTTGGTCGACACTCTATGCGTGCTTTTCATGGAAACCCGTCTACCATGGACCATGTTTTGTCCTCCGGACCGAACCAATTTCTTCAACTATACTTTCGTTTTATACCAGTTGTGTGTGTTAGTCGGACAGTACCAATACTTACCGTATATACCTATGATAAAAGATCAGAAAAAACTGCAATCTATGTACGACATCTGGAAGAAGATTTGCAATTATCTTGATTGGGAATATGTCATTTATCCAATTTCTTCTGTGAAAGTTTCTGTTGCGGGTTCTTAGATGCTGGAATATGGGCTGTGGATATTTTGTTTGCATTTTGATCATAACAAAATGCAAATTTTTTTGAACTGGTATTTATTGGTATTCTTACCTGACTATTTTCATCGTCTATTTATCTGACAATTCATCCATGTAGGACAGTAGTATATGCGAAGTTTTGTTGGTTCTGTAGAAATCGACAATACTGGTTGCGGTGTTTATTTCGTCATTTTTTCCATAAAATGGTATTGGAACAAAATTACATCGGTATGAGTAAGATAATTTCTTGAACTGTTTTATCGTAGGATAAATAAATGTTTTTTGCTTTATAATAGGTGTTGCTAATAACAGTTTATCGCTACTGGCTTTTTTATCTTTTTCGTCTTTATTGTCTTTGTCTTTGTCTTTCTTATCTTTTTCGTCTTTATTGTCTTTGTCTTTGTCTTTCTTATCTTTTTCGTCTTTATTGTCTTTGTCTTTGTCTTTCTTATCTTTTTCCTTTTTATCTTTTTCCTTTTTATCTTTTTCTTCTTTGTCTTTCTTACTTTCGTAGTTTTCGAGTATTTTTTCTTCGAGTAAATCGTCGAAACTGTAAGGTTTTATATACGTGTTTGAATCCATATTATTTTCTTTTTCGCCAATTAAAATATGTGCAGCGTTTTTTATTTTCGAATTTTTGATAGCAGTGGTATATTCACGGTTATGTTTTAAATTTATAATGAAAACTATACTATTTTTTAATATTGAAAAC